ATTATTAATTGTGATTATATAGTGCGATATAGAACAGAAGTAGACGATTTAACGCAATAGATGGTGTTTCTTACTAAAAACATATATTATATAAACATACTGATTAAATGTAACAATGCCTAAGCTACACAGAAAAAGAAGCATATTAGCGAAAGCAGAATCTAGTTATGGTACGAACCCTAACCCAACAGGAAGTGCTAACTATGTACAGGTAATTGATCTGAATATAGAACCTATTCAAAGTGATGAAGTTAGTAGAGATCTAATAAGGCCATATATGGGTAACTATGAAGTAATACCTGCTAATACAAGAGTAAATGTAACCTTTGATGTAGAAATGGCTGGTAGTGGCTCGGCAGGTGTAGCCCCGAAATATGGAAGTATACTTAAGGCTTGTGCATTATCTGAAACTGTTAGTGGTGGTAATACAGTTACTTATGCACCAGTAAGTACCCCTTCAGACAGTGTCACTTTATTTGTTAATTATGATGGTGTAAGGCATATTGTTACAGGCTGTAGAGGTACATTTAGCATTTCTGCTGAGGTAAACAATATACCCCGTATTTCTTTCAATATGACAGGATTATTTTCTGCTCCTACTGATGATGCTTCACCAACTGTAACAGTCAGCAATCAAGCATCACCTCTAATATTTAAAAATGGAAGTACTTCTGCTTTTTCTATATTTGGTTATGGTGCAGCATTGCAATCATGGAACTTAGACTTTAATAATGAAGTAATTTATAGAGAGTTAGTAGGTGGCACAAAAGAAGTATTAATTACAGATCGTAAACCTTCAGGTACTGCTGTTATAGAAGCTGTAGCTTTATCTGCTCATAACTTTTTCACAGATTATACTGGTACATCAACTGGCACAAATACTTGGCTTCATGGAACAACTGCAGGTAATAAGGTTACAGTATCTTGCCCGCAATCTGATTTAGGACAGCCAACCTATGAAGATTCAGATGGTATAACAATGTTAAACCTCCCATTCATGGCAGTACCTACAGCAGCAGCAAACAATGAGTTTTCTCTTGTATATACTTAAAGTTGCATAGATTGTAAAAAGGGTATACCCTAGTTTGTAGATACTATTAATTAAATGGCTTTTGTTTTAGATCAAAGCGATTCTTACAAATGTAAAGTAGAAATAGAAGTGCCTGTTGGTAAAAAAACAGAAACACAGGATTTTTATGCAGAATTTAAAAACATTTCACAGTCAAGATTACAAAAAATGATGAATCAGGTAGCAAATCAAGAAATGTTAGATGTAGATGTTGCTAAAGAAATATTACTTGGTTGGGAAGGTTTAGAAATGTCTGACGGTTCTGAAGTCCCTTTTAATAAATCTAATAGAGATAAATTATTAGATGTAAGAGGTGTTGCTACTGCTATTTCTTTTGCTTTTGTTGAATCTTGTAAGAATAAGAACATAAAAAACTTATAGAGGCAGGTGAATATTGGGCTTCTGGTTCAACTGTCATTGATAAAACAGCAGAAGATGATGCAGTATTAGGTGTTACTGTTGAAAAAGAAGTAGATAAAGATTTTTATGTTTATTCAGAAAATTGGGAATCTGTACAAATGTTTTTGCGTTGTCAGACACAATGGCGTGTAGGAATGGGCGGAATTATTGGTTTAGACTATACATCCGTGTTAGAAATGATTAAACTATATACAGATAAGCCTATAGACTTAATGGAAAGCATACAAGTTATAGAGACTGCAATATTACAGACACTTAATAAGGAGAATAAATAAATGGCTGCAAAATTTGATTTAGTAGTAGCAGCAAAAACTGTAGGTGCAGGATCTATTAAACGTCTTGGTAACTCTATGCAGGGAGTACAAGGCAGGGTAAAAAATTTACGTTTGGCAATGATGGGTCTAAACAAAGCTTTTGGAGCTTTAGGGCTTATTATTAGTGGTGGTGCATTTGTAGGACTTGTAAAAGGTGCAATAGATAGTGCTGATGCTTTTGGAAAGTTAGAAACTCAAACTGGTATTGCTGCCAATACATTACAGGCATATGCTAATGCTGGTAAATTAGCAGGTGTTGAACAGACAGCTATTGATAAAGGTTTAGCAAGGTTAGCATCTTCTATTAGGGAAGCAGATCAAGGTGTTGCTACATATAAAGATAGCTTTGATGCGTTAGGTTTAAGTGTTAGAGATTCACAGGGTAATTTAAAAAGTACCGAACAAGTGTTTGGTGAAATATCAGATAGATTTGCTGATATGCCAGATGGCACAACAAAAGCTGCTTTGGCAATGGAATTATTTAGTAGGCAAGGTAGAAAATTAATACCTTTATTAAATGAAGGCAAGGCAGGTCTAGAAGAATTTAGTTACGAAGTGGGCGATAATTTTGCACAGAACGCTGAATTTTTTAATGATCAGATAGCAGTATTAGCAATAAGATTTGATGGTTTTAGAAAACAAATGACAGATGCATTGCTTCCTGCATTAAATACTATTGTTAGTGTATTTAGTGAGTTATTCAGTGCAGAAAATGATTTTAGTGGATTTTTTAAAGCAATAGAAATAGGCATTAGAGGTATATCTATAGGAATATTTGCAACAGTTAAATTAATAGATGAAATGATTAGAATTATTGGACAATTAGCAAAAAAAGTACAAGGTTTTGTAGAGCGTGTTGTAGAAAAAATTCCAAAATGGATGATACGTTTATTAGGTGGTGCTGGTGAAGGTTTAAAAGGTCTAGGTGCAGGTATAAAAGATGATCTTACTTCTGGAATGACTAGTCTTTTTGGAGAAGATTTTACAAAAGGTTTTACTGAGCGTTTTGAAGAAAGTTTTAAAAAAATAAATCAATTATTTAGTGGAGAAACAAATGCACCAGCAACTTATTTTAATGATATTAAAGATTCAGCTGATGATGCTGGAGATTCTATTGACAAATCATTTGGGCAAGTTATGAGAGATAAATTAAAAACTTTTAAAGATAGTATTAAATCTGTTAAAGAATCTATGGCGGATTTAGTTGTGAAAGGCATAAAAGGTATGGAAGATGCATTGGTAGAGTTTGTTACGAAAGGTAAATTAAGTTTTAGAAATTTAGCTAACTCAATAATTGCTGATATGGCACGTATAGCAATACAACAAGCCATAACAAAACCTCTAACAGGTTGGTTTGAAGGATTATTTAAAAATGCAAATGGTAATGCATTTATTGATGGAAAGGTTCAAAAGTATGCTTATGGCGGTGTAGTAAATAAACCAACCTTATTCCCTATGGCTAATGGAATGGGGCTTATGGGTGAGGCAGGAGCAGAGGCTATTCTTCCTCTATCTAGGGGTAGTGATGGAAAATTAGGTGTGAAAGCACAAGGAGGAGCTACTAATGTTGTTGTTAATGTAGATGCTTCTGGTAGTTCTGTAGAAGGCGATGAGCAGGGTGGAAGAGAACTTGGCCGTATGATTTCAGTTGCTATACAATCAGAATTAATAAAACAAAAAAGACCAGGAGGTTTATTAGCATAATGGCAACTTTTCCTTCTATAGAAGCTAGTTATGGTTTAACAAAAAGTTCAGCACCTAATACTAAGGTAGTAAGATTTGCTGATGGTTACGAACATAGAATACAGTTAGGACTTAGTGAACATCAAAATGGCAAAATATATAGTCTTGCATGGAATAATATCACAGAAACAGATAGCGATACTATAGAAACATTTTTAGATAGCAGGGCAGAAGATAGAGCTAGTTTTGATTATACGCCTCCTGGTGAAAGTTCTTCTTCTAAATTTGTATGCGATACATGGGGTAAACAAATAAATGTACCTAACAGGGCAACTATTACAGCTACCTTTAGGCAGGTGTTTGAACCATGAGTACTGCTCCAATTATTACTGATCTACAAAAGATCAACCCTTCAGCAATTATTGAATTATTTACAATAACTACTGATTTAACTTTGCATGGTTCTGCACAAACTTATAGATTCCATAACGGAACAAATGCATTAGGTAATAATGATATTATTTGGGCTGGTAATACTTATATAAAATTACCAATACAAGCAGAAGGTTTTGCTTTTCAAAAAGGTCAACTTCCAAGACCTACTTTAACTATTAGTAATGCCCTTGGAACTATCACTGCAATTTTGTTAAATGTAAATCAGGTAACTACAGGTAATGATTTAACAGGAGCTACAGTTACAAGAATAAGAACTTTAGCAAGATATTTAGATGCAAATAATTTTCCTAACAATACTAATCCACTTGGTACACCAGATCCAACCGCAGAATTTCCTCAAGAAATTTATAAAATAGATAGAAAATCAGCAGAAAATAGAGAAGTTGTTTCTTTTGAATTAGCTGCTGTATTTGATCTTGCTGGTATAAGATCACCTAAAAGGCAATGTACAAGAACAGAGTTTCCTTCAATTGGTACGTTTATAGCATGAATTGGAAAGAAGAAGCACTTGTTCATGCGAAAGACCAAGACCCAAAAGAATCTTGTGGTTTATTGTTAAATATTCGAGGAAAAGAAAAATATTTTTCCTGTCGTAATCTTTCAATGACAAATCACCAATGTTTTATTATTGATCCAGAAGATTATGTAAAAGCAGATAATACTGGAGAAATAACTGCCGTTGTTCATAGCCACCCTGTAACACCTCCAACACCTAGTCAGGCAGATAAAATTAGTTGTGAACAAAGCAATTTACCTTGGCATATTGTTAATCCAAAAACAGAAACTTGGGGTTATTGTGAGCCTTGCGGTTATAAACCACCTTTATTAGGTAGACCTTGGGTTTGGGGTGTTACTGATTGCTGGAGTTTAGTGAAAGATTGGTATAAAGAAGAAAAAAATATTGAACTTAGAGATTGGGAAAGACCTACAACACCAGAAGAATTTATTCTTAATCCTTTGTTTGAGAGTTGTGCTTGCAGAACAGGATTTAGAGAATTAAAACCTGATGAAAAGCTTATAAATGGTGATGCTTTATTAATGTCTATTGGATCTGCTGGTTTAAATCATGTAGCTATTTTTTTAGATGGTGATGTTTTACATCATTTAACAGATAGACTATCTTGTAGAGAGCCTTATTCTCAATGGTTATTAAAATGCACTGGAGGGAGGTATCGTTATGTTGCGTAAACTAAAGTTATATGGCGAACTTGCAAAGTTTGTAGGCCATAAAGAATTTGAAATACAGGTAGATAGTTTATCAAAAGCAGTAAGTTTTCTTGTTAACAATTTTCCAGAAGTAGAAAAATATATGAATCCTAAATATTATCAAGTTAAAGTCGGTAATTATGCAATAGATAAAGATGAGATACATCATCCAATAGGAGAGCAAGATATACACATTGTTCCTGTTATTAGCGGTGCTGGTGGTGGTGCAGGAAAGGTATTAATAGGTGCTGCATTAATAGCAGGTGCTTTTATGTTTACTCCTTTGACATTAGCTGCTTTTTCTACAACAGCTGTTGGATTTACTGCCGCTGGAATTGGTAAGGCCGCTGTTTTTTTAGGTGCTTCTTTAGCTTTACAAGGTGCTAGTGAAATGTTATTTCCTGTCCCTAAACCAAAAGAATTTAAGTCAGAACAAGATCCGCAATTATCATTTAGTTTTTCTGGTACTCAAAACACATCAAGAGCAGGAACTCCTGTACCTATAGTTTACGGAGAAATAATAACTGGTTCTGTTGTAATTAGTGGTGCTGTTGATACTCAACAGGTACAAGCATGACAAACACACCAAAAAAAATTATTGGTTCTGGTGGCGGTAGTCCTCCTGCTCCTCCTCAACCTACTAGAACGCCTGATAATTTACACAGTAGAAGCTTTGCAACATTATTAGACTTAATTTCTGAAGGGGAGATAGAGGGTTTTGCAACCGCATCAAAAGAAGGCAGAACACAAGGCACTACTGCCTATAATAACGCTGCTTTAAAAGATGTATTTTTAAATGATACACCTGTTTTAAAAGCTACTGCTGATTCAACAAATCCAGATACAACTGATTTTAATTTTCAAGATGTTACTTTTAATCCTCGTTTTGGAACATCAGGACAAACAAAAGTTAAAGGTATTGAAAGTAGTTCTTCTGTCACAGCAGTAGGTGTAACTGTTACTGCATCTTCTCCTGTTACTAGACAAATAACAAATTCAAATGTTGATGCAGTAAATGTAACTATAACTCTTCCACAACTTCAAGAAGCAACAAGTCAAGGAGATTTATTAGGATCTAGTGTTCAATTAAAAATAGCAGTTCAATATAATTCTGGTGGTTATACGGATGTTATAACTGATACGATCACTGGTAGAACTGCTGACGCATATCAAAGAGATTATAGAGTAGACCTTACAGGTGCTTTTCCTGTTGATATAAGGGTAACAAGAGTAACTGCTGATAGTACATCTGCAAGTGTTATAAATGCTTTTACATGGACAAGTTATGGAGAAATAGTTGATCAAGCAAATACATATCCTAATAGTGCTTATGCTGCTCTTCGATTGGATGCAATGCAGTTTCAATCAATCCCTACAAGAAAATATCGTATTAGAGGAATAAAAGTAAGGATTCCAGGAGCAGGTGCTGGTGGTTCAGGTACTCCAACTGTAGATAGTGCTACAGGTCGTATTGTTTATCCTACTGGATATATTTTTAATGGAGTTATGGGTGCTGCTCAATGGTGTTCATGCCCTGCAATGATACTGCTAGACCTTCTCACAGATACACGCTATGGATTTGGTAATCATATAACAGACAGTAATCTTGATTTATTCTCTTTTGTAACTGCAAGTAAATTTGCAAATACGTTGGTATCAGATGGATTTGGAGGTCAGGAGGCTAGGTTCTCAACCAATGTAAATATTCAATCTTCCAGTGAAGCCTTTGATTTGATAAATGAGTTAGCAGGTGTAATGAGGTGTATGCCTATATGGTCAGCTGGTAGTATACAACTTGCACAAGACAGTCCGAAAGATGCAAGTTATTTATTTAATTTATCTAATGTAACTGAAGAAGGTTTTAGTTATTCAGGAAGTGGATTAAAAACAAGAAATACTGTAGTTTCTGTTTCCTACTTCAATATGGATAGTAGAGAAATAGATTATGAGGTTTATGAAGATACTGCTGCTATAGCCAAGTTCGGCGTAATTATAAAACAGGTAAAAGGATTTGCTTGTACATCTAGAGGTCAGGCACAAAGATTAGCAAAAGCTATTTTATTTACTGAACAAAATGAAAGCGAAATTGTTGCCTTTTCTACTTCTATAGATTCTGGTGTTGTTGTTCGTCCTGGGGCGGTTATTGATATTGCTGATCCTGTCCGCTCTGGTGTTAGGAGAGGAGGAAAAGTTACTGCTGCAACAACAACACAAATAACTGTAGATGACACTGCTGCTACATCATTACCTACAACAAATAATCCGACATTAAGTGTAGTTTTACCAGATGGGACTGTTGAAACTAGAGATGTCTCATCTATCTCAAATGCAGTCATAACAGTATCTTCTGCTTTTTCTCAAACTCCTAATGTTAATACAGTTTGGCTTTTACAAAATAATACAGTTGAAGCTCAGAAGTTTAGGGTAATAACAATTGAAGAGTCTGATGGTATAAATTATGCAATTACAGCTTTATCTTATGTAAATGATAAATATGCTTTTATTGAGAGTGCTACAAGTTTACCAACAAGAACTGTTTCAATTTTAAATGCACCTAAAAACCCTCCAAATGCTTTACAAGCCACAGAAAAAATAGTTGTTATTAATAATCAGGCAGTATCAAAAATAATTATCAGTTGGCAACCTATTGTGGGAGTTACACAATATCAAGTCAACTACAGGTACAACAATGGAAATTACGTTTCACAGACAACCTCTAGTCCTGACTTTGAAATTTTTAATAGTGATATTGGAACTTATGAAATACAAGTATATAGTTATAATGCGTCATTACAAACAAGTTCTACTTCCTCAGATCTTACATTTAAGGCTATTGGTAAAACTGCTTTACCATCAGATGTAACAGGACTAACAGCAGAACCTATAAGCTCTAAATTAGTAAGATTACGGTGGGATTTATCACCTGATACTGATGTTATACATAATGGCCGAGTTTATGTAAGACATTCTACAAAAACAGACGGAACAGGAACTTTTTCTAATTCTGTTGATCTTATCCAAGCAATTTCAGGAAGTACTACATCTGTAGATGTTCCTTATCTTGAGGGAGAATATATTTTAAAATTTCAAGATGATGGCGGTAGATTTTGTGATGGAGAAACAAGTGTAATAATTGATCTTCCTGATAATTTAGCTCCTTTAATTGCTTTAACAAGAAGAGAAGATCAAGATAGCCCTAAATTTCAAGGAACTAAAACCAATGTTTCTTTTGATGCAACTACTAATAGTTTAAATTTATCTGGTACTGGGTTATTTGATACAATAACTGATTTTGATTTAGTTGCCTCTCTTGATGATTTTGGTGGTATTTCACCGTCAGGTACTTATGAATTTGGTGGAGCAGCAGGAAGTTCTTTCTTGGATTTAGGTGCTGTATTTAGTCTTGATATAAAACGTCATTTTTTAACAGAAGCTTTTTATCCTAGCGATTTAATAGATAGTAGGACAGGTAATATTGATACTTGGACAGATTTTGATGGTACAAAAGCTTTAAATGTAAATGCTGAAATGTTAGTTGCAGTTACACAAGACAATCCTTCTTCAGGATCTCCTACCTATACAGCATTTCAAACTTTTGCTAATGGTATTTATAAAGGAAGAGGATTTAAATTTAAAGTTAATTTAACAAGTAATGATCCTGCACAAGATATAAAAGTTTCAGAATTAGGATATACTGCATCTTTACAGAGGAGAACAGAACAAGGTAACCTAACAACAAGCGGAGCAGGAGCAAAGGCTATGAGCTTTACCCATCCGTTCTTTGTCGGTACTTCTTCTATTTTGGGAGCAAATACCAATTTACCTTCTATTGCAATTCAACCTGTTGGTTCTTTTGCTTCTGGTGATTATTTTGAGGTAACAAATGTTTCTGGTACAGGATTCACTGTTCATTTTAAAAATTCATCAAATGCTTCGATTAGCAGAGATTTTACATATCAAGCTGTCGGATTTGGTAAAGGAGGGTAGAATGGGTATAATTAACTCAAAGTTATTTAACTTAAGTTCCCTAAAACCATTGAGATAACTACGATATGGCAGAACATGATGGAGTCATAGCTAACGGAACAGGAGCCGCCGTTAGAGCCGACCTTAATAATGCTCTTGCAGCAATAGCGTCTAATAATAGTAAATCTGGTGCATTAACAACAAATTATGCTTATCAGTGGCACGTTGATACATCTGATGGAAATTTAAAGATAAGAAACGCAGCAAATAATGGTTATGTAACAGTTGGTGCGGTTGCAAGTACAAATTTAGGATTAGCACCATTAACAGGTGGAACTTTTACAGGAAAAGTAACTCATAACTATACTTCTAGTTTAAATATTCCTTCTGGTACTACTGCTCAAAGGGACGGAAGCCCTGCAGTCGGAATGCTGAGACACAATACCACGCTTAACCAGTTTGAAGGTTACAACAATGGTGCTTGGGGTGCTATTGGTGGAGGTGCTGGAGCTACTGGTGGTGGAACAGATGAAGTATTTTTTGAATCAGACCAAACTATGACAACAAATTATACTTTAACTGCAAATAAACACGCACATACTGTATCGCCTACAATTAATTCAGGTGTCACTATTACCGTGCCAGCTGGTGCAATTCTTGTTATTCTTTAATTATGAGCATCCAAATTAACGGAACAACTGGTATTTCTGGAGTAGCTGGATCTGTTTCCGCTCCAATGTTGACAGGGGACGATGCAAATTGTGGTATAAGTTTCCCATCTGCTGACACTATCAAGTTTTCCACTGGTGGTGTTGAACGTATGCAGATCACTGACAGTGGTGTTTCTGGTACTGGTCTTGGTAAAATTCTCCAAGTTGTTTCTACAACAAAAACTGATACCTTTTCAGAATCAAGTGTAGCCGAAGGAGGTCATACTGGTGCAGCAATAAGTGTAACAATTACACCTTCTGCTACTTCAAGTAAAATCTTTGTTATGGCTGCTTTAAATATTGGTTTAGACAGCGATAATGAAGTAAGTTTTGCTTTTTATAAAGGTGGCAGTATTCTTACAGGTGCTATTGGTGATGCCGCTGGTAGTAGATTAAGAACAAGTTTTGGTGGAAAATGTGAAGCATCATCAGCTACAGAAGGAATTTCTGGTTTTTATTTAGATTCACCAAACACTACAAGTGCTACTACTTATGATTGCAGACTTTCTCATGGAAGTAATGGAGGAGGGAGAACTATGTATTTAAACAGATCACATACTGATACTGATGCAGACCAAGATTCTAGATTTGCTTCTACTATTACAGTTGTAGAGGTAGCAGCTTAATGGTTATCCTTTATAATTAAAAGTAAAACACTATGGCCTTAGATCACGAAGCTATTTACAAAGCATACGCAGGAACAGTTGTTTCTATAGATGACTCTGCAGGTGCATTTGATAAAGATGGCAAATCTGTAACTCTTGAACAAAGCAAGATAGATGCTGCACGAACCACGCTAAACGCTAAAGCAGCAGCGGTACTTTATAAAACTCAAAGAACAGGTGAAGCTGGTACAACAGACACTATTTATCCAACAATTGGAGATCAGTTAGATGCTTTGTATAAAGATATTGTTGCTGGTACAGTAACTACATCAGGTGCTTTTGCAACTGCAATTAAAGCAACTAAGGACAAGTATCCAAAACCATAAATTATGAGCAGAGTAATTGTTAATCAAATTAGGCATACTGGAGCATCCGCAGATGCAATTACGCTAGATTCCTCTGGTAATGTAACCTTTCCAGCTAACGTAACCTGTTCTGGTACAGCTACTGGAATGGGTGGTGGTAAAATTCTTCAAGTTTTACAGACAGTAAAAACTGATGTTTTTTCTACAAATAGCTCAAGTTATGTATTAGTTACAGGTTTAACTCAAGCAATTACAGCAGCTTCTACAAGCAATAAAATTTTAGTAAATGTAACTTTATATGGTGGTAATAGTGGATCTGAATATGCTGTCGCTTTTAAATTAGCAAAAGATGGTTCAGCTATAGATGGTAATACAATAGGTGCGGCAGCAGGTAATAACCAAGAATCAGGAACAATAAGATTTAGGCAAAGTTCAAGTAACCATGCAGAAGATGCCAGTTTTATGTTTTTGGATACACCAGCAGATACCAACTCTCATACTTACGGTGTTTTAATGAAAATTTTTAATACTAGCTATTACGGCAGATTAGGTACTACAGGAGCAGATGGTAACTATAACCAGCAGATGAGGTGTCCCTGCACAATTACTCTTATGGAGGTATCAGCATAATGACTGCAAAAATTAAACTTAATTCAGCATCAGGTGGTGGTTCTTTTAGCTTACAAGCACCTTCTTCATCTAGTAATGATAGGGTTATAACTTTACCTGATGTTGCAAATGGAACACTTTTAACAACTCAAAGTACTGGTCTAGGTAAAATTTTACAAGTTGTTTCTACAACGAAAACTGATGTATTTTCTGAATCAAGTTTAGCTTCTGGTGCATTTAGTGGTGATGCTATGAGCCTGTCTATTACACCAAGTAATGCTAGTAATAAAATTTTAATTGTAGTTAATTGTTTTGTAGGCTGTGCAGCTGCTAATAGAATAAACGCAACTATATATAAAGCAGGATCAGTTTTAACAGGTGCTATCGGTGATGCTGATGGTAGTAAAAATAGAACTACTTTTCAATCTCATTTAGCCAGTGTAGCAAGAGGAAATATGGTTGGTGGAACTTATGAAGATACTGCTGGTGGTACAAGTGCAATTACTTATAGTATAAGATTAAGTCATGGTTCAAGTTCTGCTGCAACTGTATACTTAAACCGAACAAGTACTGAAAGCGATAATGATGATTATTCACGAAGTATCTCGACAATTACACTTATGGAAGTGTCAGCATAGTTAAATATTTTTACTTGCAGGTAACTAATTACTTTTCTCGTGTAACTGCCTAGTCATTACTCCAAGACTGACGTATAAAGGAGATAGAGCTACAATAAGCAATAGAACGGCTACAGACATTACTGCTGTGGCTTTCGCTATTTGTTCTTTCATCATGCAAAAATTAATTAATGGATTAGCCTGTTTAACATTCCTATTAACAATAGGTGCTATAGGTTCAGCATACTTTGGCTATAAGTACATAACAAGTCCTGAAGGACAAGAAAAAATAAAAAAACAAATAATTGATGAATTAAAAGGTAATATGCCTAATCTTATTAATAAAGAATTACCAGAATTTACACAACCTGCATTACCAACTAAGCCCGAAAAAATAATTCGTCTTTAATGCCAGAAATAAATACAATACCTAGTTCTGCAATACCACGTATACCCATAATAAAAATACCTGTAGAGCAATCTTTACCTAATACACAACATATAACAAGGACTCTTACACCCGCTCTTACAATGCCTTGTGTAACCCTTAGAAATGATGGTACAAAAAATAATCAATTATTTATAGATGATCCTGCTGGTAATAAAACAATATGTCCTTTACCTTATTATGTACCTATTCAATATGACAAAAAAAAGATATTACTGGTAGAAGAATCAAAACCACCTACTAATGTAGAAACACCTGAAACAAATGTTGAACAACCAGAAGTACCAAAAATACCAGAGGAAGAAAAAATAAAATGTCCAGATCCTAAAAAAAATAATCCTAGAATTGGTGATTTAAATGCAAAAGGTACAGAAAAAGTAACTGGTTTTGTATATGTTGAAGAAACTAAAGAATGTGTGATCCAGTGGGCTAATACATCAGCAGTTGAAAAATACCTCCCAAGTATAAATACAGTATCAACAACATTCGCAATAACAGTAGTTGCAACTACAGCAGCAACACTAACACCATTATTAAATAGAGTACTAAAGCCCTTATTTAAACAATTGATAGCAAAAATTAAAAAGTTATTTGGTAAAAAAGGTACAAAGTTTGAAGGTAAAAAACCAATGAAAAGTAAATTAAAAAAAAGTAGCTAATATTAAATTAAGGCTTGCATAAATTAGGGGTATACCCCATACTATAGAAAAGCTGTTATTTCTTATTTTTAAAAATTATGTTATTTGAGGATGAATGGGAAAAAATGGAAAGAGAAGAATGGCTTGCTAGGTTTGATGATCGGCAAGTTATGATGGCTACTAGAATGTTTTTAGAATGGCTTTATCATTTACCTGATGATTGGCAACCACAAGAATATACAGAATTTACATATTAATTATGAACATACAACCAGAACAATTATTAAAACAGTTAAAAATACTGCAATTACAAAAAAAAGAAATAGAAATGCAGATAACAGAGAAAAAAATGGTATTAGAAAAGTATTATTTAGATAGCATTATTATGAGTACTTTTAGTATTGAAGGTGTAAAGGCAACACGTAAACGCAAACCTGAAAAGTGGGAATATAGTGATACTACAAACAGGTTTAGAAAAGATATGATTAATGCAATAGAAGATAAAGAACAACAAGAAAGAGAAGAAGGTATAGCAACTAAATTAGAAACAGGTTTTACATGGTCAATTAGATGAAAACAACAGAACGTATAGAACAGGCGTTTAAACGCATAAAAGAGTTGTTAAGGTTGGTCACTGATTGGACTAAAAATTCTAAAGAAGATGCACTTACAAAAGAATTTAGAGAAAAAAAATTAGAAATGATAGAAGATTTATATAAACAGTTAGGTGAGTTAAATGATCGTTTTATGTTTACACATGAATCAGAATTTAAAACAAAGGAATATGTAGTCCAATATCAAAAAATTAAAACTCAAATTAATGATCTAGAAAAATGAACCCACAAAAAAACAAAGGAGACAGGGCTGAAAGAGAAGCTTGTATATATTTATCAAAAGCAACTAATTATGAAGTAGAGAGACGTTTTGGTGCAGGTATGGAAAAAGATAAAGGTGATTTAATAGGAATACCTAATACAGTTGTACAAGTATGCGATCTTAAAGATAAGAGTGATGCAGTACTTCGGAAACCTAGAGAAGCAGAACAGCAGCGTATAAATGCAAAAGTAGACCATGCTATTACTATGGTCAGGTTTAATAAAAGACCAGGATGCAAAGAAGGTGATAATTGGCGTGTTGTAATGACTATTGAACAGTATGCAAGGTTAACAAAATTATTATTATGAAAAAACTAAAATTATTAGACACTTTTGCAGGTATCGGTGGTTTTAGTTATGCTGCTGAAAAAATTGTAGGAGGTTATGAAACAACACAATTTATAGAAATAAATCCTTTTTCTCAGAAAATTTTAAAAAAACATTGGCCTCACGTTTCTATCCATGATGACATCAAGACATTTACAGCAAGACCTTTTCAATACGATGTCGTATGTGGAGGATTTCCCTGCCAAGACATCAGTGTGGCAGGACTTCAAAAAGGAATCACAAAGGAATCCAGATCGGGTCTTTTTTATGAACTCATGCGAGTCATACGCATGGTACGACCTAGATACGTTGTCTTGGAAAACGTGGCAGCGATCCTTAATAACGGATTGGACATTGTTCTCGGAGAACTTTCCCAAGCAGGGTACGATGCAGAATGGTCAATTATATCTGCGAGTTCATTGGGAGCCTGTCACCGTAGGAGCCGATGGTGGCTCGTTGCCTACCCCAACAGCGATGGATACCAAGGACAATGCTTTGAAACACGCAACAAAGCTACTTCAGGGCAAGACTCACAGATCATCGGGTCAACCAATACAAGTAAGCTTGAGCGATGCAGTAATGATGAATTTAATAAAAGAGAATCCAGAATTGATGAAAGTTTATCAAGATCATCAGATGGAAGAAAGGCCACTACTTCCGAAACAAGAGGAATTTGTGAATTATCTGAGAGGACAGATAACAATCAAGGAACTAACAGAGAAAACAACAATCAAGAAGACAACGATGGAACATTGGTTCAGGAAGGACAAAGCAGGGTTCAGTTATCCCAGCATAGAAAACTGGGAAGAGATAAAACCACATCTGAAGGAGATACAATACGACAAGAAAATGACAACAGTACAGAGCAAAGAATGGACAGCAAAAAACCAAATGTTACCAACACCTTCAGCACACGAACACAAGTACAGTATGAGCAAAGAAGATCATCAGTCTGGAACTTGCCTAGCAGCTATGGCAAGAAAGGATCGGCTCTCAACCCCAACTGGCAAGCCTATGAGTCTAAACCCTGCCTTCGTAGAGGAAATGATGGGCTATCCAATTGGATACACAGACTTAAGGCATTAGGAAATTCTGTAGTGCCACAGGTTGCTGCCATACCTATGCAAAGAGTTTTAGATATAGAAAAGAATATAAATAAATAACTTGACAGGGGTATACCTTAGATATATACTAAAAGAGTACACAACACCGAGAGGTATTCCAAATGACTACAAAACTAACAGGACTTGAAATTGAGATTATTTTAGATAGGCCAGATGAGTGCATTGTTGAATGTTCTTGTCAGTTTTATACAGATAAGATGGTTGCAAAACATGGTGACTATAACAAAACAGAAAACATCATTACTGAAATTTGGGAAGGTCAAGAACGTGAAGTCTACCCAGAACAAAAAGTCTGGGATAGTTGCGACAAAATTCGTTGGAGTCTTGAAGATCATAAGAAATTACCAGATGATTTAGATGACATTGACAAAATGGTTTTAGATGATTGCTTATCTGGTAGCACTATGGATAGGGCAGATGATGTTAGCCCTCAGTATGGCGGTAAGGTTGCAGCAACAGCTAGACGATTAATCGACAAGCTAGAAAAGCTAGGTGTTAAATTTAGTTATGCAGGGAGGTGGTACTAATGCAAAATTTATTAATGATGCTTGCAGCGTCAGGTTTGCTGTTTACTACGTTAAATTCAGTACTTTATGATATGACAGTTGCAGATTGTAATGCAGGTATAGAACTAGCTTGTAAGGAGGTAAACAAATGATGTATGACAATTTTCCCTGCTATGGAAATGGTGTTTGGGTTTTTGGTACTTTAAATAATCAAAAAGAATTTTTATTTTATGCTGAATATGGTGATCTTTATTTAGATAATGGTAATAGGGCATGGAATAGAACAGATTATGAAAGAGCTATAAAACAAAAGTGTAGAAAATTAAAAAAAGAAAAAGGATATACATGGTTTAGTTTTGATGATTTAGGTGATATGCATAGAAAAATAAGAGGTGGTAAATATACTACTTTTGCTAAGAATATTAAAAATTTCCCTTACAATCTATATAAAGAAAAATGCAAATAAATAATTAATTAATAGTCGGGAAGCCTGATAGTTAGCTTGTGAGACTGTTAACTTGAAAGTTATACAAAACCTATGCCAAGATAGGAAAGACAGGGCAAGTGTTGGACTTGATCTATCTCCTGACTTACAACCCCATTAGGGGTTTTTTATTGTCTAATTTAATTTTGGAAATAATTTTTGCTCTAAAAGATCAACAGCACGATCATCTAAGGTATTTGAGGTCTGTTGGCAGATTACACGTAAAAGATCAATAATTAACCTTTTGCATCCTGTAGTAGAAAGGAAACGTAATAGTATAGGCTTTAAAATTTTGTACATAGTTTGTTTTGCTTTACAAACATATTGTAAACGTTAAATTGAAATAGGTCATCTAGGCTACCTGATCCCCATTGCAAAGCAAGGTAGTCTTTTTACCTTCTAGGCTTAATTTCAGCTACAGCTAACTCTACTTCTTTAAGCCTATGAAAAACTTCTTTCATATCATCATGCATATTATCAATTTTATCTGTTAATAATTCTATAGCTGTTGTATTTCTAACTAAGTCATCCCTAGACTGTCTACCTCTATAACTTATAGATCCGACCGAGACAAAGCAAGCTGTAAGTAAAGCTCCACCAACTGCTGCTATAGCCTCTACCATTCTTAACCTTTTGTGTATATGCTTATAGTATATATCATCTTTTACTATGGAAGATAAACAAGATAAAGAAGGTATTGAATGGGGTGAACTTTTCGGTCATGCTATAAGATTTTTAATACTTACCTGGTCTTTATCAATGATGACTTTAGGTTATATGGGCAAGGTAAGAATTGATGGTGCTTTTACTGCTGGCTTGGTTTCAGGGGTGTTAGGTTCATATGGAATTTCGGTGGGAAATAAGAAAAGTGGTCAAAATAACAGCAATAACCCTAAAATAGGTGATAATAAGCCTAATAAATAAATCTTATATGAAAAAATTATTTGCTTTATTGCTTTTAACAATCTCTACACCTGTTTTAGCCGATTTAAGCCACAGTATTACCAGCTCTACAAAAATAACAGTTGGAGGAGCATCTACTTCTGCTGACCGTATAGGTTCTAGTTATTCTGTTAGTGGCACAGGAGTTGACACAACTTACACATCAGGTGGAAATGCAGTTACTAATGGTGTAGGCGGACTTGTAATAAGTAGCGGTGTAGGAACACCACCTGATTTAACTGTTACTCAAGACGTACCTGCCAATAGCTTTAGCTTTAGCCAATCATTTACCCAAGCGGATGCCATAGCAGGTAGCGCAGTTACTACTGGCGAAGCTCCTAATTATTCAAACGTAACAAGTATTGCAGGCGGAACAGCAGGAAATTTAGCAGGAACAATTACTTCAGCAGGTGTTATAACATTAACAGCAGGTGGTCATAATACAGAAGCACTTGGACAGGTAACATC